TGCCTTATGCAACTCATGGCTTGGAATACCAAGCTTAGAGGAAGCTAACCTTACAAGAGGGTCTCCCTTATAAGATATTTGCAAATCTTTACCATTTTTGGTAACTAAGACGCTCCATGGGATAGATGCGGTTTTTTCAACCTCTTCATCATAGAGAGCTACGATGTAATCACCATCAGCTGCATTTTGGACTTGCCATAATTCGGCACCCTTGTCTCCGTCTTTGAACCTAACTATGTCAAAAGCTACCGTCTCTAACTGATCTTTAACATCAGTTAAGCGATAAGCCTTTTTGGTAATTTGGCCAGCTAAACTTGAGTAATCTACATTGAATTTCGTCATTTAGTCTCCCATAGCACAGAATGTACCCTACCTTAGATAGAGGATTATTGATAATATTCCACACTTTTATCGTATAGATAAATTACAAAATATTACCACACTCTTTACCAAAAGGCTTTTAACTTAAGTTTGGAGACTAAATTCTTTAATTTTTGCTCATTTGTTAAAATGTCACATAAGTCAGTTACTTTAATTTTGCCTTCCTCTGGTTCTGGCCCTTTGTCAATCTTTTTACCACTTTTCGTCACGACACTCTTGCATTTTTTGAAGGATATCTTTAATTTTGTCGTCCATCTCTATGATTTTCCTTATCTTTTTGCGCGCCCCGCCATATATCTTCTTGCCATTCTTATAGTCAACGTTTCCGTTTAAAGATTTTGTGATAGAACTTTGGTTAACATTTAGCATTTTGGCAATCTCCATTTGCGTATAGCCATCTGCATAAAGTCTAATTACCTCTCTTTGTCTTGGAGTTAACAATGTATCCACTACTCTCCAAAATTCTTTCTTCAATTGTTCTTCTAATTCTATTAGGTCCTCATTATACTCAAAAGGATTAAGTCTCGCTGAGATACTATCTTCATTGCAGAAAGCCTCCATCATGTCATTTGAGCAAGCTGTTTCGAGCAAAATGTGCTGGTACGAGTCACTCCTATTCTTACGCTTTTCCATAATTACCCCTTTTTAGTATAGGTGCGATACTTAATGATTTTGAAAATACAATCTTGTGATAATCCATATTTTACTCCTAGTTGTTTTTGAGTAATTGAACCTACTTTATACTCTTCTCTAATCATTTCAGCAGTTTCAAAAGTAAGTTTTCTATTAGGGGCAATTTGCCCCAAATGACTTTCAGATAGTTTTTTTATAGTCTCCTCTGTTGGTTCCGGCATATTTTCCTTTAACCCATAATCTCAAAAGAAATCTCATCGTAATTACTAACATTTCCATTAGTAATGTACTCGTCTATATCTTTATAAATAGTAGGTATGTAAAAATCACGAATATTGGCAAATTGCCCAAACTTGTTAATAATCTGTTTCCTTCCCTTTTCGCCAGCAATATCATTGTCCAATAATAGAAATATATTATTAGAGTATCTGCTAATGACAGAAAATTGATAGTCAGTCATATTAGAGCTGCCCAAAGCAACAATATTTTTAAGGCCTATCTCTCCAGCTTTAATAACATCAAATTGTCCCTCTACTATATATACATATCCCTTATCTAAAATTGCTTGCTTATTTTCATATAGCCCAAATAACAAATTACCTTTTTTAAATACATTTGGTATCTCTTTAGTATTTTTATATTTAGAAATATCTTTATTTTTAGAAATATCTTTATTTTTACGTTCTTTTTCGCTTAATAAAGTTCTGCCTATTAAAGCTACTATTTGACCATAAGCATTGCGAAATGGCATAACTAATGGATAATCCTCAAAATAACTAGAAACAATCTTACGAGGAAATAAAGAATCCTCTATATTTTTTGTGAAAAGCAAGCTTTTCTTATATAACTCATCTTCTCCTACTAAGTCGGTAAGGGCTGAAATATCTTTAACTCCCGGAAAATAGCCAAATTGAAAAGCTTTTTGACTATCAGCGCTTAATCTAGAATCAAGATAAGACTTACTTGCTTGCGCTTCCGGATAATTATCCAATAAGAAATGACAAGACTCCATTATTTTTTCTAACATATTATATATCTTGCTTGGTAGTTTTAAGTTTATCTTTCAACATTAACTTGAAAGGTTCACTTAAATGTGAGTGAGATTTATTACAATGAGGGCAAACGATATCATCTCCCATAACTTTAGGTTGCGCTTCTTTATTACAATTTTGACACTTAGTAACAAAAGTATCAGTAACCTTTTGTTTGTATTGCCTTAAGTTTTTAAGAGTAACTTTGTTGAAATGCGTAATGCCAGGCATTTCTTTATTACAAAGGGAACAAAAAACTTGTTCAGTTTTAGGATCCATATACGGTTCCATTTGTCCGCACTTTCTTACTTTACCTTTTTCATCAGTATATGAATTATTACAAATTAAAACGACAGCCATTACATTACCTCATCTGTTAGAGCGTTGACTAATTTGTCAATATTTTCAGGATACTTAACATCTAATATAACCTTCTGATCTCCCAAGCCACTCACACCATAATAAGGAATAATTACCTCATCACGATTTCTGGCTTGTGGCCTAATGGATATTTCTTTATCGCCATGAATTGTTTTTACAGTACGAGTACATCCTTGTAAAGCGTCTAATAATGGAATAGTTAGATGGCTAACTATATTTTTATCTTGCAAAAACAATCCTGGCTCTGCAATAACAGTAAGATGACACATAGCATCCGTATACTGCTCTTGGATTCCCATAAAGGAACCAGCATAATTGCCCATACCCTTCAATTTTAGTGTGTTTCCATCTATTATACCTGCTGGCACAGACACAGATATAGACACGTCTGCATGTGCAAGGCCGCTTCCATTACATGATTTACAAGTTTCTGTATTGCTTTTACCATAGCAATCGGTACATGTCATTATCATAACACTAGGACCCCGCTTAATAACGGTCTGTCCTTTACCACCACATTTTTTACAACCATTATTTAATTTAATATCTCCACCACCATCGCAAGGTTGACATTTAAGACTACGAGAATATTTTACTTCCTTTTTGCAGCCTAAAATAGATTCTTTAAAAGTAATTGTTAATTTTAATTCTATATGTTCTAGTTGTATTACGTGAGTTTGTCTTCCAAAAGGATTACCAAATGGATTACTACCACCAAAAGGATTCCAAACAGGAGTATCTTGAGGAATAGGATCATTGCCCTTTCCATTCTTGACGCATTCATAGGCTTCGTTTATCTTTTTGAACTTATCCTCAGCTCCGTCCCCCTTGTTTACATCAGGATGAAATTCCTTAGCCAATTTCTTATATTGTTTCTTAGCCTCTTCGGGGGTGGTGCCCTCCGCTAATTTTAAAGTTGCGTAGGCCTCTTTAAGATTCATTTCTTCTTGACCTTGATCTTCCCGGCCAGCACGAAAGCGTGACACAAGGCCACGGCAATTCCATCTGCCTTATCGTAATTCTCTACTTTTAATTTATTCTTCTTATTATACTCATAAGGAAAAGTAATGCCTAAATGTTTGGAAACAAGAGCTGGCATATCTTCTTTCTTTGGAAAGATTTTGTTTTCCTTTAAACCGTGACGAATAGTCATAACACTATACATGGTTGGTTCTTTCTTTAAAGAATCATAAGATGCTAATCCAATCATTCTATTAAATGTTGTTAACATAATAATAGTTTTGGCAGTGCTCTTACCCTTCATAAATTGAACTATTTCTTCAATGGCTATATAATCTGGTTTAGCTAAAGTAATAATCTTATTTATCTTATCCCTGGTATCCACTATTCTTTCAATGATAGAACCTTTTTTGATGGGTTTCAAATAATCAGCGGCCACAAAAGAAATATCATTAGTTATATCATCAAAATGTAATACACACCAACCAATGGTTGTAGAAGAAGCATCGAATCCCAATATAGTTTTAATCATACTGGATAATATATCGAACAAATGGAAAAAGCCCACAGTATTACCTGTGAGCTCTTTTTACTATTATCAAAACAGCAAACCCTTAGGCTTGTTGGGCGTCATGATCTGGAAAGGTTGTGTCTAAATCTTCATCATCAGTCAGAGTTACGGCTGAAGTAGCTTTAGAGGTAGCAACAGTTTTCTTTGCAGCAGGAGCGCTTCCATCACTACCATCAATTTTGTTCATTCTTTCTTGAACTTTCTCAGGAGTCATTGGAGTAACTCTTCGTTTCAAATCATCTAGATCCATAATGGTATCCTTAATTACTTGGTCGGAAGCCGAAAGAGGTTCTTTTGGCAGAGCTTGTACAGAATAGTAGCCAGTGGCACCACCATTCTTATCAACTTCAACGTTGATATCGTACTTGGTTGGATCACCGAATCTTGGGTTCTTGTTGTATTTTCTGATAGCAGAGAATACCATATAAGAGATATCCAAAATCTTATAAGTGTTAGTCTTGCGACTAATTACGCCAAGCAACCAACGTGGCTTAGCCTTATCACCTGTAGCGCAAAGTGGGCAGCTACCATGAATTGCAGAGCATGGTACTTTCTGACCGAAACCAGTATCATCCTCTTTCTTATACTTGTGAACTAAGTATTGAAAAGGTTGACTAATAAGTCTCATCTCATTAGCGCCTTCATCAAGTCTGAGAAATAAATCTTTGTTATTCTTCTGACCTTTATCACCGCCTGGGAATACATCATCATTCCAAGATACTTCTCCAAATGTAGTCATATTTTATCTCCTATTGTTATTTTTCTATTGTACACTACGGTACTTTTTCTATTCAACAAAACAATCGATTGTAACTCTTAACACATTAGCGTGTAAATTTTACGTAACGAGTGCGTGTATGATCAGTGGTTCGAGCAAATCTAACACTGATTCTACGATTACGTAGTC